CGACACCCACAAGCGCTGTAAGCGCAGCTGTGCCGATTGTGTTTAGAATTGTCTGCCACATAAAAATCCTTCTTTCTGCCGGGTTAACCAGCTTTTATTTTGCAAGTTTGCAAAAATGTTTCTCGAATGTCGCCTTTGACACCCACTCGACTGTCCCATCAGGGAATGTTACGTTGTATCCCGGCAACCGCAAATTAGCGCTTTTGTCGAATGGCCGAGAATAGGCGAATTCCGCTTTTACAATTTCAGGACAAATATATTCACCCATAAGTATCACGCTTCCTGTCCCATATATAGGGCAATGTCCAATTCATGGACGCGGCCATCGGCATACTTTTCGTAATGCGTGTTGCCGATGCCATCGTCCTTTGCAACCAGCATCGGCGCCCAGAGCATACTGCCGCCCGACGTCTTAATGCCTGCTTCGTCAGTATCGAGGCACAGCACCGGTTCCCCGGGTTGCAGGTCGGCAACGACTAAATCACTTTTATTGCCTCTCCTTATAAGTATCTTTTCCTGTGTAACCGCCATGTTAATAGCCCCCTAATGAATTAAGTTTCAAGCCGCCTTTCCCCAGACGTCATAATAAATCCTAATAGTAAAATTACTTAAAGATACAGGCGAAATGAAGCGTATGGACAGTCCCGTATTGTTCGCCGAATAAACAGTTGCGCTAACTACAGGCACATTCCCTGAAGAATTTGGAGTTACCTGAATAGTTGTTATTTCACTGAATGGTGCGCCTACCATGTAAAAATAGCCTGTTCCCTGGAACACGCCATAATATGCGCTGTTGATGTTTATATCATGCCGCTGATAGCTTCCCCATGCGTGCCTCATGCCGTTGCCGTAATCGGTATAATAGCTTGTATACTCGTTATTGTTGTCTTTGCCGGAGCTGGAATGGGTATATGGCTGATATAGACCCGCACCATTGAGGCGAGTACCGTCTCCCGATATTTCTACTATATTTGTTGGGGAGCTTGCTCCCGCAGTACCAGCCATTAAATATATGTGGCCACTATCGCCAGACGATAGTCCTGCAGTCATTTCTATTGCAGCTGCACCATAATTTTCATTTGGCCCGCATGTACTTGCATATAAAGTAGCCCCATATCCATCACTTGAATTACTTTGCAAATATATAAAAGATTCATTGTCATTTGGAGTTAAATAGATAGCATTTACTCGCCCTAAATCAGTTACAGTGGATTGAGATGAGCATAAATTTCCAACAATCGATGAGTCTTGATGGAGCTCAGCCCCTGAGGCATTAATTGTTGTGGCATATCTTTTAATAGCAGCTGAGCTTATAGAGGCATATACGTTTAAATCGGTATTGTAAATCTTCTGCGCTTTCAGGTTTGCAGTATTGATCCTGTTTGCGCTTACCGTCCCTGTTGTAATCTTGCTGGCGTCTATGCTTCCAATGACACCGCTTTCCGCAGTTATGCTGCCTGCGGCTAATTTGTCCGCCGTAATCGTTCCAGCAGCTATCTCTTTTGCCGTTATGGCACCGGCGGCAATGCGGTCGGCCGTAATGCTGCGTTGGGTAAGGCTGCCGCCGTCAACCGTCGTCTGGCTTAGTTGCGCCGTGCCGTTCGCGTCGTTTATGGCGTACACTATAGATTTGTCGCTTCCGGTTATGACAAGGCGCTTAACAGACAGCGTGCCTGCTGTGATTTTGTCGGCTGTCAGCTCAACAATTTTAGCGTCTGTAATGCTGCCGTCCGCTATCTGTGCAGTGCCTACAGCACCCGTTTCAATCATCGCTGTTTTTATTGTGCCATTCGTAATATTGGATAGGCTGATGTCGGCATAATGCGCTTTGAGGTAATCCGTTGTCACAGTGGAAGATGTGATGCTGTCTATCCGCGCATTTGCCGCATTGAGGTTTTCAACCGTAGCATAATTGGATTTGATATCATTGGCAGTTATGTAATTCGCTTTCAGGTAGTCTGCCGTAACGGTCGTACTCTCAAGCGTTGATATGCGCGCCGTGGCTGCCGTAAGGCTATTAACCGTTGCATAATCTGCCTTTATGTCCTTTGCGGTGATATAATTTGCCTGGAGAAAATCCGTATCTACCTTATTCGTCCGTAGCAGGTTAATGTTTTCATTTATAGACGCAACGGAAGTGGTAGTGTCCGACGCAAGGCTATCAACTTTTTCATTCGTTTCGTCTATTGCTTTTCCCGTATCTGCCCTTAGTGCCGACGTGGATTTTTCGGAATCACTGCGCAGTGCCGCTTGATTATCGCTCTTCGATTCCGCGTCAGCTGAAAACTTTTCGTAATCGCCAAATTCATAGGTTAAGTTGCTGATAATCGTTTTGTAGCGGTTTCCTTTCGGGTCAATCAGGTACGCCACATCGTCCGCTTCAATGCTCGGCCTTGCCGTGCGTTCCGCGTTCTGCATTACGTCAAAATATGTAAGATTGAACGTCACCTGCGAATTGACATTTTTCAGCAGTGTGGACGCTTCCGAAAACGGCATGGCCGCCCACTTGCACGACAGTTTCACTTTCTGCGCCACACGGTCTTTGTGCATGACGCCGTCGAGCGTTCGGCCAGGATTTGGGCTTGAAATATCTTGCAATGCCCATGTCACGTCTGCCGGCGTCTGCAGCACCGTATCGTTTACTTTTAAAATCTGAAGCATGGTATTACCTGCTTTCAATTACAATTATTGACAAATATTTTCCTTTATGATAAACTATAAAAGAATTTTTAAAAGGAGGAAAAGGGAAAATGAAAAAAATAATATCTATGGCCATTTTAATTATGGCTTGTGCTGTCCTTCTACCCGCATGCTCTGAAATAGACACTTCTAGCAGTTCCATTAACTCAAAAGCTAAAGCAAATTCTTCCGTCCCTATTCAATCATCAGCGGCGTCGAGCACTAAATTTCAAAAGCCATCCGAAGCCCCTGATAGTCATTCAAAAAATGCTGGGAAAGTAGTCTATGCTAATAAATTACTTTCATTTTCTTTTATAAGTGTGCAAGACATGCCAAACATGGACGGAATGTTTCTGCTAAATGTGAAAGTGCAAAATAAATCGAACAAAAAAATATCTGTTTATCCAAAAGATGCATCTGTAAATAATCATATGATACAACTTACAAGCGGAACGCCCTGTGACATCATGCCGGGCAAAAGTGCAATTCATTCATTTTCTGGTGTTAACTCTACAGTTGAAATCTCAAAGGCCAGTGAAATTAAAAACATTAAATTAAAACTTTGGATAACAGATGAATCCACGACAACATTGGAAACTACAAAAGAAATCGAAATCAATTCTTAAGGGTATATTTTGTAACAACGGCAGGCGGTTTTCAAGCCGCCTGCTTTTTTATCCAGACACTACTCTGTGGTAGCGCTTGCTGATTTGTGCGTTTCCTCTGTTCGCCGACTCTGCAATGGTTCGGTCGTCCGTATACAATGCCAACTTCATGTTCTGGATAGCCTCTCCCAGCGCGTCAAGGTGCTTAATGATTTTGTCTGTGTCGATGTTTTCAGAACTGCGTCCAGTGCTTTCATCGTTTTTGCGAATGCCTTTTCCTATGCGGGAATAAACGGTGTCGTTCAGCGGAAGTACGGCTTCATTGTCGCGGCCTTCACCGATTATTGCATCCGTTGGGCCGGTAATAAATGCGCCAGATGCCAGACGTGGTATATGCACCGGCTGGATATTGATTCCGTACGTTTTCCCACCTATTCCAGCCACCCAGCTCGGGACAGTAAAGGACACCTTATCCAGCATTGAAATAATCCAGTTAACGCCTAACGCCGGATTCAAATATACCAATAATTCCATTTACCATATCTTTTGCCCATTGTATAATCGGGTCTTTACTGAGCGTGGCCGCCTGCTGTGTTCCTTTCATTCCGGCAATAATAAGAGCAATACCAAGTGGAATGCCGACATCTGTCAGACACAAAATTAAGCCGACTGCTGCACTCGCTACAGAGATTATGGCCAGAATATCCCCAAGGACGGATTTTACTTTGTCTTTGACAAAATCCCAGTTTAGCCCTACAGCGGTGCCAAGCATCGTACCTCCGGCAATGATAAGACCAATGCCGAGGGGTAGCGCCTTTGGGCACGTAAGGACGAGAACAATCCCGATTGCCGCTACGATAGGACCTACAACGCCAAGTATTTTCGTTAAAGTTGTTTTCACTTTGGTTTGCATAGCAGAAAAATCCAGTCCAGCCGAGGCGCCAAGCATGACTGATTCCGCTAATATCAATCCAATCCCAAGGCCGTCGACTGTCCCGTCGTCTTTGAGGGACAGCTTCGATGTGTCGAGCAGCGCCTTGACGGCTTTTGCATTTTTTCCTTTGGCCTTGGTGATGCCGAGGTCAAGGGCGGCGTTCAGCGCATTCTGGCTGATTTTGCTTTGCAGAGCTTCGGTATCAGTTTTGTACTTTGCCTGCAGGTCATTAAGCTGCTTTGTCAGGTCTTCATTGTCACCTGCTGACTTTTTTAGCGCAGCGATATCCTTGTCGCGACTTTCAAGCTGCTTTTTGAGGTCGGCAACGGTTGTCTCAGAGGCGTCGAACTTTTCTTTTCCTACATAGCCGCCGTCGGCAAGGTTTGCAAGCTTTACTTTGTCGTTGCCTTTGAGTTTGGCGGCAACCTGGTTATACAGTTCTTCACCCAGTACTTCTTTTAAGTCCATGTGAAATCCTTTCCACCGCGGATTTTTTAAAGGCGGTTTACTCCGCCGGGCGGCGCGCTGCATTTAAAGCCCGGCAGCGTGGGGCAAATAAAAACGTCCTGCCGTGAGGCGGGACGAAGTTTTAGTTATTTTACTTTTTGATAATCGCCTAATGTGAAAAAAATTTGATGATGGAATAGGTAGATTCAATCAAGAGTGCAAGAGCAAATAGCAATCTCTCAAACTTCAGTTGCTTTATTTCCTCTTCGAGCCTGTCTATTTCAGAAACCGGCCTGTTATTTTTAGCGCTCAAAATTATTGCTCCTTTCTCTACCGTTCCAGTTCGCCTATACTAAAAATCCGCATAAAAATACCGCCATGCCGTTTCAGCAGGCGGTATTTATTCAGGATTACTTTCAAGGACTTCCTCGATATCTTCCGGCTTAACGTCGTACAAGGTTTCCCAATCTTTCGGAGAAGAACCAACATCCACTATGAACTCTTCTTGGTTGCCAAGGACTTCCATTACACTGCCCGTTCGGCCATCCCGGAGGCGCACAGTGTCAAACTCTTTAATTTTCATTGTTCACTTTACCTCCTTAATGTAAACTGTAACGAGTTTTGTAACATCATTTACAATATTCCAGCCAACTATTACATTGGCAGTGGTCCCTTTTAGCCCGTAAATAATAATCTTCTGCTCGTAATTATTTCCGAACTTGCCCGAACTTTTTAGTGTAGCTGGGTAGTAACTTGCTCGGTTCAAAATTTCGGTCCGCAGGTCCTTCCAGTTATTTATATCATACCCCAGACGCGAAGTAAACGCAGCTCCTTTTGCAAGCCCTTCCGGGTGTATGCCACCGAACAGATACTTTTCAAACTTTGCATCGGCAGCCGTCGCTTTTTCGGCATTCGGAAGTTTCAGGTCCGGATGCAGCAGCAGACGCATCCGTCGCTGATAATCAATCTGTACGAACTTAAATTTCTCAGGTTCATTATACTTCCAATTCTGCAATTCCGCAAGGTCTTTCGGCGCGTCCTTGCCAAGGACTTTTCTCAAGTCTTTCAGCTGCGCCGCGTCGGCCTCCCGGCCCCAGTATTTCTTCTGCGCTGTCTCAAGGCTGTCCGCGCCGTACTTCTCACTGATGCCTTTCCGCCATTCCTCATAAGTTGTTCCCGCCGGTACTCTATAATTCTTCCCGGTTTCCGGGTCACGGGCGATGCGGTTATCGCCATCAGTTTCTGCACCCGGAATAACCGGTGCAATCGTACAGCGGTCGTTCGGGTGCATTGGCGGCAGGTTTACGCCGGTCTTCGCTTCGGATACCTTAAAAGTTTTCAGGTCAAGCGCACCGCAGACGGTGCAAGTTCGTGCGTCCAACGTAGCTATGTAGGTGTATTCTTTCACACCCATTGCCTTGTAGGACTGTAAAGCCGCGTCGTTGTGCATCCGGTTGACCTCCGTCCGGATGAGCCGCGCCGCGGCATAGGCACCGACGTTCATAAGGTCCGACAGTTCCATCGTCATCTGCTGAATAGATTTTCCTACTGCGATGCCGGCGTCAATGATTTTCCCGCCTTCCGATGCCAGCACATCGCGGTTTTTCCAGACGCGGGAAGAATAGTTTTCGCCTTTCCATTTGTTTTGCAGTGCCTCATTAATAACACCCTGCGAAAGCGGGGCAACCGGCGCACCCGGAAGTTCTGGTAAAGTGTCATACATGGTTTTGTAATAGGAATCGTCGTAGGCTTTCATAAGCTGCCGGGAACCGGCCTTTTCTTCCTGACCCGCAAGTTTGTCAAGCTCGGCATTAATCGCCCGGCGCGCGGCCTGTAAGCGGCTGATGCGGTACCCATAAGCGGGAGCATTCAGTCTCGCAAGCGTTTCCGCGTCGCTTGTATCAATCCCCATGCCAAAATGGTAAATGTCATGCCGGAGCATATCCAGCCACTTGCAGCGTTCCTCAACAGAAAGCGTGACCTGCTGCGCCGTGACACGTCGCCCGGTTCCCCGCCGGACACATTCACCACGCGGTTCATCTGCAGGCGCTTCACAATCTCCCGCGCCGTCTCACCGCCAAAGCCCTTCACAACCCAGTACAGCGCCACAAGGTCAATCTGGTCGTTGGTTGTCGCCGAAGAAATCATGTCGTAGGCGTCAATCAGGGACTTGATACCGCAGGGCTGCCCGTTTTCGTCCTGCCCGCCGAGGTCGCTTGAAGCTTCTGCATTGTTGTAAAGCGGCACCCATGGCACACGCCCCCAGCTGTGCGCTTCCCGGCTTGTTTCCGCGCCGTCTACCGTCGTCACATTCCACCAGTGCGGCGCCGGGTTGACTGAATATGCCGGGTCAAACATGTAATTGCAATGCTCGTCCTGCACGTAATAGGTTACATCGTGGTCTGTCCACCATTCGACTTTATAGCGCTGTACAGTTTGGCCGGACGAGACAACACTGAACGTGTAAAAGCGGACGACGTCTTCCAGCGTGCGCTGTGTTCGCTGTCATAAAACGCAATGACTTCATTTGCCGGCACAACGATATAATGCAGGCTGCCGTCCGGGTCGTAATACGGGTGCACCCAGCCGACACCTTTCTTTGAGGCTTCCTTCACCCAGTCATTGAGCATGTCCGGAAATTCCTCGTCGGTCGTGATGTCCGTAATGGCCGTCTCAAATTCTTTGTCATCCTCAACGCTGACAGTTGGAGGCTTTCCGACGATGTATCCGACTTTCTGGTCTACCAGCAGCCGGAAGAATGGGTGAATGTTGTGCATGTTAGAGTTGTTGGAGTTTGTAATCGTCTGCGCTGTTTCATGCTCTTTGCCGTCGTCGCTGTCCTCGGCTGACACCTTGTCATAAACAACCGACCGCCGGAAATCATGGTTCAGAATATCGTGCTGTCCGTTGTAATACCGTTCGCCTACGGCCATGAACCGCTGCTTCTCATCAACGGACCAGTCCTGAAGTATTGACTTGATGATTTCCGACTGGTTCAGTTTGCCTTCGACAGTCAGCTTTACTTTTATCAGGTCTAAGTCACTGATGTACACATTTACACCACCCTCACATTCTTCATGTCGTCTTCCATAGCATACCTAACCGCGTCGATCGCGTGGTTGTCATGGTCCGGATATCCAGCCTTAAATTCACCACGGGCGTCGCGGTCCAGCTCATATCCGATGAATTCCCGCGCAGCGTTCGGGCAGCGCTTTTCGTCAATCACAATCTCGTCCAGCGCATGATGCCGAGCGGAATCTCCACACCGGCAAAGGTTGACTTCGTGCTACCGCGCCCGCCTGCCAACTTGTAAAACGTGTGGCTCCCTACCGCAATGTCGCGGTGGAGGCCATAGAATGATGGGGCAATGAGGTCAGTCAACTTTACCGTCTTTGTCTGCCGGTCTATCTGGGACGTCGTCAACAATCTGAACCACCCCTTCACCGGAAAGATTTACGTTGTCCGTCAGAAGGCCATAACGCTTTGCGAGAAGCTCCGCAGCCTTTAGGCGGTCTTTCACACTAATCTGCATTGTGTCAATTATCTGTTCGCCCTGCCCAACGCCGCGCAGCACTTGTTCCTTCCCACCACGCAGCACCGAAGACAGGTACTCAATGACTTCCTGCGCGTCTGCGGTCTTCTCGCTATGCAGTTTCTCCATGCCAGCGGCAACGTAATCACGCACCTTGGCATTTCTAAGCAATCGTGCAGCGTTTGAAGCTGCCGTTTCATTGCTCTTGACATGCAGGTAAGCAGCCTTGTATGCCCTCGTTCCGTTGCAATCAACCAAATATTCGTCTGCGAAGCGTTTCTGCTTTTCTGTCAACTTTGCCACATGGCTCACCACCTCGTTTGTGTAAAAAAGCGCCTGCCAAAGCAGACGCCAAATCTATAGTACTTCAAGTATTTATAAAATCAATAATTTCTTGCCAAGACTTTTTCTTTCCATTTGCAGGAGTTGTTCTTCCCGCGCACCATTTCATTCCGGAGCTGTTTAATATCATGTCTCCAATAAAGACATCGTCGTTATCTCTTATGCGTATTGATATTCCTCTTCGCTGCAACTCCATTTTAACATTTAATTCTTCAATATTAACTTTCACTTTTATTCTCTCCTTTTCCCCATAATAGTGACTCTGTGGACAAAATTCAATGATACTTTTGTACAAGAAAAAGTGCCCGGTTTCGGGCGCTTGGAATATTTGACGCGGTACAGCCTCAGCTTGTTAAATCCCTATGTTAAGCGTATAATTAAATGTTGTAAGGAAGGCGAAAGCCATTTATAATTTAAAATTCGTATATTCTGGCAATCATTCTCATAGCTACGCGCATGTCACAAAAGTTGAGTACCGCTCAAATACCGGCCTGATATCCGTATCAGGAGACAATATTTTAACGAAAGACTACCCTCTTAATTTTGATTTGCACGTAATTTCGACACTCAAGAGTTACAAAGTGCCGCACGTTTGCTTGAAGTCTATTGAAGCTACCAAAGAAAAAGATTAACGTATGATCGCGAGTTTATAAAAGGACAGCCGATTTTGTGGCTGTCCTTTTCCTATTGTTTTGAGATTCTCTCTGCAGCTATCTTGTAATACTTTGGACTCATCTCAAAGCCTGTGAAATTTCGGCCAGATTTCATACACGCAACTGCCGTCGTCCCGCTGCCCATGCAGTTGTCAAGGACAAGCTCACCCGGGTTCGTGTACGTTCGGATAAGATACTCAAACAGCGCCACCGGCTTCTGTGTCGGATGCAGGCCGCGCTCGCATGTAACCGTGAAGTTTTTTCTTATAAATTCATTGCCTCACTTGAAATATTTATGTTTTATATATTCCCATTCATCAGGCATAAAATCAACTTTTGCACGGTTTTCAACCCAGCTCAAGATTTGCAGATTGTTCAGCTCCCATGTGCCACCACGAGCGAGTGGAACAATATGGTCCAGCGAGGGCGCGGCATATTTTTTCTTTCTCTCACCTATATAGTCCGCATATACGCTTTTAAACTGTTTATCATCATAAAATTTTTCTATAAACGCCATATATGAAGCAGTATTAAAATGTTCTGAAACTCTACCTCGAGTTAACATTCGATTCAATACTTTTAACCTATCAATATCTTCATACTGCATCAGAAAATCGAGGGGCACATTCCATTTTAGGTGTGCCGCCATATTCTTATATAGCGTTTCTTTTGGCATTTTCTTGCCCTGCCAATAGCTTTTACGACCTTTGGAACTTTGAGATATTTTTCGTTTATGCTCTTCTGTAAATGGTTTATGTATTCTATCCTTTCGTGTTATCTCAATTCCGTTCTTTTCAAGTATACGCTTAATACGATGATGATTAGTTTCAAACTCGTCTGCCACCATTCTTAAAGTCTTGCGTTCTACTGTGTATGCGTAAACAATCTTCTTTTCATCCATAAGCATACATCTCCTCTTTGGTAAATATATTATACCATTTGCTATGTGTTATTTCAATTATTTGCTGCATATAGTTGGTTTATTACGGCAAGTCTGTTAATATTATGTCAATGCTCTTGTCTGGGTACATGCTCATTCCGGCAATGCAATCCAGGTTGTAAATATGATTGATGTATTCTTCCATGCGACTCCTTTCCGTCGGAGCCCGCACGGCCTAAGGTAAAAGAAAAGCGCACCGCCGAAGCGATACGCTTTATCGAAATTTCCTGATTGTATTGTACCATAAATAAAGCGCATGAAAGCGGCGATTATCGGCGGTTTCTGGCGGAAAGCGGAGGCTTTTTCAACGAATCATTCCCGGGAAAACAATCTGGTCGGACATTATGGTTAACTGAAGAAGGACAATCCGCGCATGTTCTCTTGCCTGGCGCTCACTCAGCTCTACTTTGTCCGCAATCTCCTTCCATGTCGGCCGGCGCTGGTATTTGCGCTTCCTCGGGCCTCCCATGTACCGCAGCTCCAGTATGTACCGGTCGATTGGGTCGAGCTTCCCGAGCGCAACGCCCAGCCAGTTCTGCTTTTCTTTCAGGTCTGCTATCCGCTTCTGGCAGTCCATTTCTTCCTTTTCGTAAAAGTGCGCCTGGTCTTTCAGTGCCATATTGGCTGTCCTGTCTCCGGTCATACCTTTGCCGCCCGGTAACCCCGACAGGTTGACAGGCGGCAATGTTATCTTGTTTTTCTCTTCTTCGCAGTGACGGATGGTAGCCCATTCTGCGGCGCTTATTTGTAAGGCGTATCGCGAGGCTAACTCCGGCACGCTCGTCTACTAAATTAAAAATCTCTGCCTGTACATTGCAAATGAATTCATAACCGCCCATACCGCCCATCTTTTGAGCAATTTTAGAAACAAGATGCTGCGCGTCTTTGCACCACGAATTGGGAGAAAGAGAAATGACTTCGCCTATGTTATCCAGCCGGGAATTGGTGTCCTCAATAGCTTTTGCTTGCCGTTTCTGCGCAGGCTTTGTCGGATCTTCTCGCCGCTCTTGGTGTCCGTGTGGCGACACTCGGCCAAGATGGCAAGCTTACTCCCTCACAGATTCCGGCGTTGTCCATCAACGACGTTTTCAGCGTGCCAAACACTACTGCTATGCTTGCCCTGACAGCACATCGTGGCGACTGCGCGCTGATAGTTGCATCTGATGGCACAGTTTCTGACAGCTATCTGCTTGCGGTAGATGACCCGACAAAGATAGCAAATTGGAAAAAGGCTTGGCGTGTCCTATGTTGCAAATTCAGGCCATGCGGTAACGGCAGACACTGCGACAGACAGCGCAATGATAAATGGAAAGCGAATTGTCGGCATGACTGCTGCACAATATGCCTCCGCGGTAACTGATCCATCTGTTTTCTATCTGGTAGGTGAGTGACGTGATTACTAAAAATAGGCAGGCATATCATCTATACAAAGGCTTTTACAAGCCGGCTCAGCTCTACCTTGGAAGGGCTAAAGTTGCCGGATACGATGTTAAACAGTTCACTGGCAATCCGCTGACACTCACAGGTACATATGACGATGTCTTTTCTTCGATATCCATTACTGGCACAACGAATCAGGCAGGTACAGGCAACCCGTCACCGGACAATGTAAGGGCAATTCACAGGTGATTAACCTGCCACAAGAGCTTTTTAGTCTGCCTGACGGTCTGTCGGACGACCTTGACGTAGTAAGAGGTAAAGGCACGCAAAATGTCGGGAAAGTTGTTGTCGACGGTACTGAAAACTGGACGCGAGAAGACACCAATAATACTGGCAGGTATCGGTGGAAACTGCCGGTGCCTGATGCTATACACCATCAAGCCAACACACAGCAAATATTATGCAGCCATTATCTGTCTATGAAAACGATGACATGGAGCGGGATACAGTCAATTTCCCTGTCAGCTAACGATGAGGGCGCTTTTTACCTGTACGATGCAGCACATGCTCAGTCTACGCTGGCCGACTGGAAAGCTTATCTTGCCGCCCAAAAATCCGCCGGTGCTCCTCTATCCTCTATGAGCTTGTCGCTCCGCGGGCAATTACAGGCACACCACAGGCTATCTCTACATACCCACGTCAAACAACCATATCGGCAGACGGCGGAACCATTATGATGTCCGCAAAAATTGTAGCCGGTTAACCCGGCAGAAAGAAGGATTTTTATGTGGCAGACAATTCTAAACACAATCGGCACAGCTGCGCTTACAGCGC